TCACGTTTATTGATAACCTCACACTGGGGGTACGTAAGTGACACGTTTATCGCCTGGAAACGGAAAGATGGCATGGCTAGATTTGAGGATTTAATATTACCCTCAAATCTCCTAGCCCCCCAGCCAGGGGATATAAATACCATCACGTGCTTGTCACGTGAAATCACGCTCTCTCTCTCCAAATGTCTATGCAACGCTATAATCGTCGCCGTCGTGTCGGTTCCTACACCGGGGTTGGTCCTCAGATTGCCCGTATTCTCGGCCGAACTATTAGAAACCGTATTACGAGTCGTCGTAATGTTTCTCGCACTCAACCTAATGAACAGGCTCGGCATAATCCAGATAATGCGTTGACGGATCATTATGATATGAAAACTGACTACCGTCGTAAACGTATGACCCCACGTGCTAAGAAACGTTTGCGTCGTACGAAACGGTTTGCTAGACGTGTGGAAAGTGCCACCCTTAGGAATACTATGATTCCTTCTAGTGTATGCCAGGAACGATTGTTCACAGTGTCGGCTGTTCAGTCGTACCACTTTCATGCTCTCATGAATACCTCAGATGGCTATTTTGCTGGGCCAGATGCTGCTAACCCTTCTGCTGATTGGAGGGAGTTTTTCAGGGAAGGTTCCGCTGCTAATCAACAAGCATGGGACAATGCTGTTAATATTGTCACGGGTGGCACTAATGTTCTGAACCCGGCCGTTGGGAGGCGTTATAGACAGTTGTTATACCATTCTTGTGTAGTCGAGATGACTGTCAGAAATACTGGTGATAATCCATGTATTGTTAACTGCTACCGAGTAGTTTGTAGGAGGAGTGTTCCCTCTCAATATGGCAACATAGTAAACTTGTATACCGAAGGTTTTGAGCGTGCTGGACTCGTCTCAGAAGACCCATTAACGGGTTCTAGTGCATGGGATGCTCAGTATAGTGCAAATGCTTTATGCGCCACCCCATTTCAGTCTCAGTTGTTTGTCAGACATTTTAAAATACTTAGGCGAACGAAGTATGAGTTGTCTCCGGGCCAGTTTTTCTCCATCTTGTTGAAAGATACTCGTAGACGGCATGTTAATATGACTACGATGATTACGAAGATGGCCGTTGCAGGCTTTACTCAAGGATATTTCTTTGATTTCAATGGAGTTCCTGCAGATATAGGCGCACCAACCACAACTACTTCTCAATTAACTGTTTCTATTTTACGGAAGTACCGAATATCATTCCTCCCCCAGAAAATGTATCAGACATCCCTTGATGTCACTGACTAACTAGGATCAACAAATCACCGCGTAGCGGTGCTACCAGCCTAGGGTCTAAGTGGATTCGGGTGCAGGGCAGAGCCCGCCGTAGGGGGTTTAAGGGGGCGAAGCCCCATTATGAGTAAATAAAAAAAATTATATTTTAATTTCCTCTAGAGGAAAAGGATTATTATTAGGTAAGACAGGATAATTAAATCGGAAGAAGGTTACATTAATGGAGAGCCAATCTCGTTCCGCAGAGGTGAAGATTGGCAACTCGTTGCTACAAGCAACGACGGGCATACCGAAGTTAAACTTTTTTTTCGCTCGATATTTATCTGTAAAGGAGGTGTTTTTCTGGCATCCCAGAATTGTCTTGTAGTATTTTTTAAAACTGGACTCCCAGGACACGTCAACCTCGTCGATAACTCCGTAGGAACAGGAGTCGGAGACCTCGTCGAGGTGCCATACGGTAGTGATGTACCAGTGTAATCCCAGGGACCGGGCCAAAGAAGTCTTTCCCACCCAGGACGGACCCACAAACCACAAAGAACGCAAACGTGCCCCGTTGGTTCTATCGTGTCCAGTAAAAGACGCCGAATAAAATAACATTCGAGAATAGTCGGCGGCCGTAAGACTGAAGGACTGTAATTCGAAAATGGGCAGGTACACCTCGCCCCTTGCCACTTGGGTATAGTAATACTTCTCGATGCTTCCAATGGTTCCAAAGAGGGAAGGATCGGCGTCAACGGCGAGATCGACGGTTTCCTTGAAACTTTTGCCTTCTTTGATCGCGGTTCTAACAGCGGATATGGCGACCTGGCGTTTCGATGTCTTTTGGTTCCAGTCGTAGTTGGACAACGGCTCGCTGTCGTCTTTGGTGATATAGGTAACCCATTTAGTAACGCTCCGACAAGGTTGGACGTTGGGGTGTCGACCGTTATAGTCGAAGAAAGAGGCATCGCGGATGTTTGGTTGACCGTCGAATCGGAGGTATCCATGATAGTGTGGAGATCCATCTTTATGGTTTTCTTTAGTAAGGAGGACCTTGTCGACCTTTATATCCCCGGATCGAAGAGATAAGAGAAACTCGTAGAGGTCACGTTTATTGATAACCTCACACTGGGGGTACGTAAGTGACACGTTTATCGCCTGGAAACGGAAAGATGGCATGGCTAGATTTGAGGATTTAATATTACCCTCAAATCTCCTAGCCCCCC